ATCGGCAGCAAGGTACTTCGATTTGACATCAGTTTGCATGCCCATAATCGACCCTCCTAGTCAGGGTTTCGATTAGCTGTCAGCAAACGGAGTGGCCGGGGTGCTGGTGCAGAGCAGGACGCCTTCAACGGCATACTTGTCAGCAGCGTATGCAGTGATACGGAGCCAAGTGCCGCCAACGCCACCCGTGGTGGAACCGTTCAAATTGATGAAGTCGTTGGACGAGCCGTTCGGAGCGAAGCCTGCCATCGCACCTGAACTGTCGGTATCAACCGTCAGAACGGAGCCGATGTATACGTCGCCGCTGGCGGCAGTGGTGCCGATCTTCAACGAACTGGTCGAGATAGTTCCGGTGATCCAGATAGTGAACGTCACGCCCAGATTGTTGGGGCTGTTCGGGTCGGAACCGGGGCCAGCCGAAGACGGGTCGGCAGTGGTGTTGATCGCCGGGAGGGTGATCGTGCGGTTCGCAGCCAGCGAGCCACCTGCAAAGCGCAGAATATGGCCAGCATGCTGGGCAACGGTCAGGGTGGTGTCAGCAGTGGTGGACAGGTCGATGAAGTTGCCCGGGCCTTGAACGTAGAAGCCGTTGAGCGACCGAACCGGGCCGTCAAAAGTCGAGATAGCCATTTGAATCCTTTCGTGTTGTAGCACATCCCCGCATCGTCTCTACAAAGTCTGCTGGGACAGTCGATACGGGTGGTTTCCCAGATGTCCTAGTTTAAACGATACAGAACAAAAAAGGGGGCCGAAGCCCCCTTTTTCTTACGCGCCCGGGGAGCCGAACGCGCCCAGCGGATCAGACCAGCCGAACGAGTAACGCTCACGGGACTTGTACCGCACGTTGCCCGTGTCGAAATCGCCGTCCATGCTGTTCGACAGCGGGGTACGAACGAAGTGCTTCAGACCATTCGGAACGTCGGTCATGAGGAACCAAGCGTTCGTGTCGGTCAGGTAGTTGTTGACGGTGTAACCGCCCGGGATCGAGCCGTTGTTCTTCAGAGCGTTGATGTCGTTGTTGTTGGTGCCAACACGAAGCTCGGTTTGGAGCAGTCGGGTTGCAACGAACTGGAGGTTCGGAGGAACAATCAGCTTCTTCGGCTTGGCAGCGATGAGCAGACCACGCTCGTCCGTCCACGCAGCGATCTGGATGACCGCCGCTTCAAGCGACGTTTCATTCAGGTCAGCAGCGGTGGCAGGCTCGTTGCTGTTGACGCCGCCGGAGACCAGCGGATGCAGGGTCGAGAACAGTTCAACGCCGTCACCGCCCTTGTAGCTGGACGAGAAGCCGTTGTTGAGGATGTTCGCGGCCTTGACCTGCTTGGTATAGGCCATGGCGCGAGCCAGAGCCTTGGTATACCGAGCAGACAGCGAGTCATACAGGTTGTCTTCCATCGCCTCTTCGGTGATGGAGAAACCCAGCGCGATGGTTTCGTGGTTGTAACGGGCAGTCCACGCTTCCTGCGCATTGTCATACGCAATCGCGTTGCCCTCGTTTTTCACGGGGGCGGCATTGAAGCCGGACAGCTTCGTTTCTTCCTCGAAAGAACGCTCGGAGGTTTCAGTCTCGAAAATCTCCTTGTGCTGTTCGCCGTAGGTCTCATATTGCATACCGAAAAGAGCGTTGAGACCGGGGACAAGCTCTTTCAGTAGTTGTGCGCGAGAAATAGCCATGTTTCAGTCTCCTTAGACGTTGCCTTCGGCACGCTGATAGGCGTGCATACCGAAGTTCCACTTCACAATCACTTCGGTGTACGAGCCCAGCGAGTTGCGGGTATCCGGAACAACGTCCACGATGCGAACCGGCAGGGTGTTGGTCGTCGCCGTAGTGGCCGAGATCGCAACCGCCGAATCGCCAGTGATGGTCGAGCCAGTGTTGTCCACCAGAGCGGCGTTGTAGCCAACCGCAGCTTGGGTGACACCGCTCATCGTGGTGCCGCTCGAAACCACAGCCACCTTGAACAGGGCGTCGTAGTCATCGACCACATACGCTTGGATGTCCGCAGCGGTGATGGCACCGGGGTAGTACTGCTTGAACACCTTCTGGTTGCTGCTCGGGTCGGTGTAGGTGCAGCCCATGAAAACGCCAACAGGGGCCATCGCAGAGTCAGCCGGGTCGCGGGTGATGTAACCAGCGGACAGCTTAACTGCGTCACCAAAGAAAATCGCGGTAGTCTCGCCGCTGGCAATCGCCATCAGACGAGTCGAACCGGCGTACACCTGCCCACCGATCAGATTGATCGGCTGCAAGCCGTACGGCTTGTCAATCGTGGGGTAAGCCATTGTTTATACTCCTAAATTTACCCCCGTCCGCTTCTGCTCGTGGTCGTTTGCTTCTCACTGAACAGCGGCATACGAGGGTCATTTTCTCTCATGAGGTTTGCATCCACTGCCTGAGCCTGCTTCCGGGTGATATCAGCGTAATAGGCATTGCGCTGTTCAACCATTTCAGTAGGCGTCTTGCAGAGCATCAAACCGCCAATTTCCAGATTCCCGGAAGTTTTCCCGAAATTCTGAAGTTCAGGATGGTCTTCGATTCTCACCGGCTCCCATCCTTCGGATGATTTTGCGGCAACATTCTTGTGATCAGCCTCACCTGCGAAGGAAGTTCTGATGTATCGGAATTTGTAGCCGTCTTGTGATGCTGGCGTCGGGAGCAGAGTGGGTGGGGCCCAAACGCGCTTCCGAGCAGTGTGTTCGCGTGTTTCGTTTTCACGGTTATTTCGATCAGACATTTTGTTCAACCTTCCTTAGAGATGCAACGTAGCGTTCAAGCGGTACCCCAAGTCTTTTGGCCATAGCGACTTGAGTCTTCGTCAATTTGATCTTGCCTGACGATGGCTCCGTTCTAGCTGCTGGTGCAACCACCGTGGAGGGTGTGCGCGTCTGAGCGAACTTGTGCGGGAAGGTATCCCGAATGCGAGCATCAACTTGCTCGAAATAGGCTTCAGACCCTGCCTGATATCCCTTGGATACAAGCTCGTCGTGAATGCCTAACGCAGCACCGCGCATGACAGGATCGGTATCGAACCATTTGTTGTTCTCTACCCACCGACGGGTGCGTTCGTCGGGGACGACCTGTGGAGTTGTTTCTACCTCAATGCTAGGTTCTTGTAAAGGCTCCTGATATTGCGGGCGGTAATTCTCGACCTCCCGCTTCTCGACCGAGAACATGGCGAGCTTCTTCTGAGCATCCAGCATTTTCTGGACATCGCCGGACTCATGCGCCTCCTTGAACTCCTTTTCGGCGCTGAGAATCTTGGCATCGACACCGGTCTTCTGGGCCTCTACCAGAACCTGCTCGCCGCTCTTCAGGCGCTCCTGAAGCTGCCGGTTCTGCTCGGCGATGGTCTTGGCGAAGCGAATGGCCTCCTGCTGCTCGCGGAAGGCTCGCTCTTTCTCCCGGCGCTCATCATGGTAGGCGCGACGCAAGTCCTTGATTCGCCTCTGGACATTGTCGCTGTATTGGGCGATTTCGTCGTCGTTGACCTCGACCGCAGGGCCTTTCTTCCTGTTTCGATCTGCCTCTGGAGTGTCATCGACCACATCGAACTGTTCATCCGATGCGGCATTCTGGCCCTCATTCTCCGGTGCTACGGGCTCTTCGCCCTCGATTTCAAACTGCTGCTCTTGATCGCTCATTTGTTCTCCTTACGCACGAGTAATTCCTCGGGGGTCTGCAACGACAGCCTCAACGGTGTCGTCGTTGATCAGGCGAAATTCCTGCTCGCCATCCTTACCTACGATCTTGAAGCGCGTCCCTGAGTAGGAGCGCATCATGATGAAATCGCCTTCCTTGCACCAAGGGCCGCTTGGAAACTTCTCCTCGTCCTTGTATGCCAGCGGGCCGAGTTTGACGACCAGCCCCACCACAGAAGCCATCTCTTCGCGCTTGGCGAAGTTTTCCGGCCTCACGATGGAGGTGTTCTCAAACTTGTCGTCCAGCTTGGGGATAGCGATCAGAATCCTGTAGCCGGATGGCTCAGGGATTTTGCTTGCCACTTGGGGTGCTTCTGCGCTCTCAGTCACGAGGTAGTTCCTCTATCATCCGTAAAACTCGTTGCAGCCCCCTTATTTCGCCCACGGTCTCGCGATAGGACTCGATGTCCTTCGCGGAACCGCGAGCCAAGGAATCAGCGAGGGCTGTTTGCTGCTCCTTGATTTGCTGGTGAAGAAACTCTGCTTGATCCAAGCTCCACTCCCTTCAGTAACTGCTGATTCGCGATCTTTGCTTCGTCGTTTGCCTTCTTCGCGCCGATGGTGACACCGGCAATCCCTGCCTGCATGTCGATACGCTTGTTCTCTCGGGCGTTCTTGAGCGCCATTTCCCGCTCTTTGAGGGCCATTTCCCGGGCATCCATCTGAGCCTTGAGTTTGAACTCCTGCTCCTTGAGTTGAAGCTCTCGCATCTGGATTTGGAGTAGAGGGTCTTGCATCTGCTGCTGGACTTGCTGCTGCTGCTGTTGCTCCATCGCCTGTTGTGCTGCGGCTGTTGCGGCGTCTACTCTCTGAAGAATAGGTCCTACAATTTGAGGTCCATAGTGTAGAAGTTTGTCAATGAGCGTCTTAGGCTTTTCTTCCTTTTCCTCTTCTTTATCGTCGTCTTTGAGGTCTTTCAAAGCATCTTCTTCGGAAATAAATCCGTGTGCTTTGAGTTTATCCTTTATCGCATTAAGCTTCTCAAGCTGCTCGAACGGATCTTTGCTCTCAGGCGCGTTCACAGCGAGCAATAGATCTTCATTGTTTGCTCTAAGGTCCTCATTGACTAACTTTAGGTCTTCATTCGCAGCTTTT